TGGTCCTCGGGCTTAGATTCTGGGCTTTTTGCTCTCAGATTTCATAGGACCTCGATTCCTGGCAGCGGGGACCCGCTATGTCAGCTTCTGAGTCCACAGTCCTCAGAACCTAAAGTAAACACTTTAATCTCTGCATCTCTCTGCAGCTCTGCAGTCGTGCTATAATCACATCATGCCTCTTACCGAACAACAGATTCAAAAAGTGGCAGAGCGAATTCAGAAGCACGATAAAGAGCTTAGTCAAATGTCGCCAGAGTGGAGAGCAGCATTTAAAGCCCGATTAAAGTGGTTAACGATTGCTCTTCCGCACCAGATAGAACCTCCATCCGACTGGTCAGTGTGGTTGCTCCTTGCAGGCCGAGGAGCAGGTAAGACAAGATTAGCCGCCGAGTGGTCATGGTGGAAAGCTTGGAATGAGCCAGGTAGCCGAATTCTTGTGTCAGCCCCTACATCCGGCGACATACGTGATGTGTGTTTTAACGGCGACTCTGGTCTATTAAATGTGTGCCCGCCTGAGATCATCGCCAATTACGGAATCAGTCTACATGAGCTGACTCTTAAGAATGGGTCACTTATTAAGGGAATCGCAGCATCCGAGCCTAGCCGTTTCCGTGGTCCTCAGTGGCATCATGTATGGGCAGACGAGCTGGCAGCCTGGGACTACCTAGACGAAGCATGGGACATGATACAGTTTAGTCTGCGGCTTGGTAAACAGCCACGTATGGTATGCACCACGACTCCGAAGCCTGTGCCAAAAATCGTAGAGTTAAACGATAGAAACGGAGAAGACGTACATGTGACCACAGCCTCTACGTACTCGAACTTACATAACTTAGCACCGAACTTTCAGAATCAGATCATGCAGTATGAAGGTACGTCACTCGGCCGCCAAGAGATCCATGCAGAGATACTAGACCCGGAAGAAAGCGGCTTAGTCAAGCGTAGTTGGTTTGAGCTGTGGGATGCAAATCGCTCATTTCCAGAGTTTAGTTATGTGATACAAAGCTATGACTGTGCAGCGTCAGATAAGCAGATTAACGATCCGACCGCGTGTGTAGTATTAGGTGTGTTTCGGCCAAGCGAGGATAAGGGAAATCGTGTGATGCTGATTGACTGTTGGTCAGAGCATCTGCTTTATCCAGACTTGCGGTCTAAGTTAAAAGAAGAGTTTGAGGAGATCTACGGAGATCCTGACGAGTTTGGCAGTGGTAAGAAGGTTGACTTAGTCCTTGTAGAGAATAAGTCATCAGGAATTGCGCTGATACAAGACCTTCAGAAGACTCGCATTCCGATCAGAGGCTATAACCCAGGAAATGCAGATAAGGCGACCAGACTGAACATTATTGCGCCAATGATCGAGAAAGGGTTACTGTATTTGCCGGAATCTACTGAGCATGCCGGTCAAGCCAGAACATGGATACAACCATTCCTATCAGAAGTGTGTTCGTTTCCACTTGGTAGACATGACGATTATGTGGACGCACTGACACAAGCACTACGCTACCTTAGAGATGCGAACATTATTGTGCTTGACCATTTTGCAACACAGACTTCGGACTATGTGGATGATGAATTTCAAAAAAGAGCTGAAAACCCTTATGCATTGTGATATGATTGCAATATCATCAACTGCAGGATGACGCATGCCAAGATCTTCCGTAACGTTAAAAGGCGATTATAACTATCAGCCTGATCCGTCGTATACGGATCCTATGGGAGCCACGATCCCTAGTGACACGTCATATGACCCTTTAGAAATTCAGAAAATGAAAGCAGCGCTAGAGGGCAGAAAACAAATGTCAATTGCAGAGATGGGGTCGAACTTATATCACAATGCTAAGAACGTAGCAGCTCCTGCACAATCACTCAAGACGAATCAAGACATCAGACAAAGAGCCCTACAAAATCGTACGACCCCAGAGTCATATGCAAGGTACGAAAAAGCTCAAAGTTTGCTTCCTGGAGAAACAATGCCAAATGGAAGGTCTGAGTGGCCTGAAACCGAACCATACAGCACAGCGAACACAACACTAGGTAAAGCATTAGACTATAGCGGTATTACAACTCCAGCGCAGATTGCAACCAACGTAGTGGCAGGTTATCCAATAGCCTTGCTTGGCGCATTTGGTGCACCCGAAACAGCTATGAGTATGTTTAACGCTATCGCCCCTACTGCTAAGCCGGCTAAAGAAGCATTAGATGTAGTGGGAGATATAGCGAAAAGGTTACCCGCTTATACACCAGGAATAGGGTTGAGGGCAGGTACTGCTAGAACGTTCACACCAGCCGACATGCAAGTGCTTGGAGCACGTGGCATTAACACAGCTAGAGAGCTTAAAGCAGTGCCTAAAGATTTTAATGTAGGTCGTCAAGGGGTTAATGTGTTGAACCCGCTTGGTGAACCTACTATAGGCTCAAAGCTAGGTACGTTTGAGAATAAAGTGATAGGCGAACCGCAACGACAAAAGTTGAGGAAAGCTGCTAGTAACGTGCCAGAAGACGTGTCATACAATGCACTTCGGCAAAGAGTAAACGAATCTTACGAGCCTGGAATGCCAATGTTTGCAGTCCCAATTGGCCCTAAGTCCAGCTTATGGAGTGAGCCTCGTAAGATCTTAGCAGAAAAAATGGAAGCAGAAGGTTATACGCCACAAGAAATCTTTTCTAAAACATTGACAACTCGAGGATTAGACCCTAAACACTGGGAGCAGTTTATACCAAGTGATAAGGCTTCAGTGTCATTTAGCCCTGCGCTTAAGAACAATAAGTTCTTATCGCTACCCGACGTGCTTAATTACCCTGCTTTATATGATGCATACCCATGGTTAGAAAACTATAAAGTTGGTTTTTCAGGTATGTCGCCTAATGTGCTAGGTGAGCATGATAATTCAAAGAAAAGAATTACATTTAATAATTCTATTTTAGACGACCCTAAACAAGCAATCGGAGTTGTTACGCATGAGCCTGTTCATGCAATTCAATACCATGAAAATTGGCCTTTAGGAGGTCATCCAGGTCAGTTTCCAACAGCGCCTGTTTTGTCAGCAGCATTAAGCATACATGACTTAATGAATGATAAAGAAGACCCGATGGACTTAAAGAGAGCAGTCGAGTTTACAGAACTGATGGCTGATAAACCGCTTACTAATGATGAGATAAAAGATGCAGTAAGACTAGTGCAGCACGGCCAAGCAGATCTTGTTAATATGCCTCATCCTGACTTTTGGTACAATCAATTAGCAGGAGAACAACAAGCATGGCTTCCTTCAAAGCTATGGGGTTTGTCTGAAGAGCAATTAAGACAGACTTACCCATACAGTAAAGATGTAATGGGTGCTGACCCTAATAAAGCGATTATGCAAAGAGGTAAGATGCCTAGTGGTGAAGCTACTTATATCACTTCAGGCCAGCTTCACCAACAGCATAAAAATAATCAAGCGCCTACTCTTGCACAAATGAAAGCAGAATTACAAGCTAAGAATGAAGCACCAAGTAAAGAGATGGCAACTAAACCTAAAGAACCGGTTAATTTGTCTAAACGAAAACTATTTGGATTAGATCTTACGCCTAAACAAGATCAATTACCGGCAGTTGTGAACCCTACAACAAGCACACCAACAAGTACAGAGTTAACAGCGCCAACACCATCTTCAGAGCCTTTAAATACTATTACACCAGCAGATTATGCAGTAGAAGCAATTAAGAACATGCCAATGACCAGAAGGCAGATATTAAAGACTCCTGTGAATGCTGCTATTTCTCAAATGGGTAAAGGAGTAGTAGGAGATGCTGTTAAAGGGTTGGTTGAGAACCCTGTTAAAGCTGTAAGTAAAATGTTAAAAGAAGAAGCAATGAGACATGCTCTTCGTCATTTAGAAAATGTGTTTGGTGACTATCATCACCCATTGATGGATGGACCTAATGAGAAATGGGATCCTAATGCTCTTGCTGGTGTTAATACAGATTTAGTACATGAAGCAATGAGCAGACTAAATGATGTTCCTGCAGAGCATTACGCTGAGCATTTTAGCAACAAACAGTTAAGAGATGCATATGATGAAGGGGCAAAAGCATGGGGAGGATTGTGGACTGATGATGCTGCAGCAATGAAAGAAGCTGCAAATGATGCAATGCGAGAAGCTATCTCAGAGTTAGGCGTTGATGCTGATGAGTATGATTTAATAGACGCTGCATACCCTCATTTTAGAAAAGAAATGCAGTATCTTGTATCGCAAGGTCATCCTGATAATGTAACAGGTGAATTATCATCTGCATTTGCCAGATCTTTGATTGATATGCACGGTTCAACCGCAGACGCCTATGGGACAAATTTTCTTGAAAATGCTGCATCTCAAGCAATCACAGATGAGTACAATCAAAAATACAATGAGCTTATCGAGAAGATTATTAATGATGAAGAAGGCGGAGGCTCATCTGTAGGGCATATAGAAAACATAGTTGGTGCAGCACTTCAGCCACTTCAAAAGAATTTGTCACAAGAAAAGTTTAAAGACATTAACCAAAAGTATAAAGAGCTTAAGTCATTGTCTGTAGAAGACCAAAACAAACCTTTAGAGTCTAATCCAACAGCAGTAAAACTAAAAGAAGACTTTTTGTCAGTATTGAATGAAATGCCTCTAGAAGATAAGACATGGTTTCCTTTTCAAGCTTTAAACTATCCTGCATCATTACTGGAGCAATATGGGCAAGTTACAGGCATTGACACCAATGAAACTAAAATAGATGACCTTGAGCGAGGTCTTCGTCAATTTGCAAGAAGTACAGGTCAAGAGTTTGAGCCTTTTGAAGAGTATTACTTAGAAGACAGACTTGAGAATGAAACACGCTCTAAAGAAATAAAGAAAATAAAGCAAAGACTTAAAGACCTTGAAGACAATCAGCAAAACGAAAAACCGCCAAGCACTGAAATGGCGATTAAGCAAAAAGGTGGAAACTGGTCCGATCAGCGGACTAATGATATACTTAGTTCTTTTCACCTACAAGTGCCTGCAATATTGCGAACTTCGTTTACTGCAGAGCCAGTTGCAGACTGGAAGAATATTGCATTCGGTACTGGCTATTCTCCTAGAGAAATTGACAATTTTGAAAAAGATTTTGCGATTAATAAGTGGATTGACAAACGTCTTCAAAACTACGTTAAAAATGATTTAGGTACGCCTAAAGACCCTGTTCGTGATCTTGCAGATCAAGGAATTACGCACATACAAGGGCTAGGCGATCGTTTTGCAACAATTGACCTAAATGATAGAGGTTTATCAGTGATAAGCAATATTAGAAAAGGTGAAAAACTGCCAGCAGAAGGCTATGCTACTACGAATGCAGGGAAAGAATGGGAATTTCAATCAGACTGGGACATTGATGATTTGCACTTAAAAGAATGGTCTGACCTGAACCCTACTAGATTTAAAAATGATGTAGGGCTTCAAAAAGCGCTTGCAAAAGACCCGAATGCTAGAATTTTCGCCATTAACACCAGTATGCCGACAAATCTTGGTTTTGATCACTTAATAGATGAACTAAGCGCAGCAGTTCGTTCTGACTCTAATCTTCCTCAACAGCTTCGTATTACGACTAAAGATCTAGAGCGTATGACAGTCCCTGATGCAGTCAGACTTGTGTCGAAGATTAACAAGTACCGCGCTGATTTAGCAGAGAAAGCAACAGTCAAAAACCTTGGTGAGTTTAGACAGAACTTCCCAGCACTCAAGACGTATGAAGACGGTAAAGCATGGCATGAGCTTAAGCTTCCAGACACTATGCGTGAGTTGCCCGAAGGCTATGAAATGGTGCAGACAAAAAATGCATACGGTAATCCTGTACACGCAATATGGGATAAAACTAATGGTCAATGGGTTACAGGCACTACAAAATTGCCTGAACATGCAATGGAAGACTATAGTAATAAACAAAACCGCGATATTCTAGACAAAGCGCTTAAAGAAGAAGGCGAGCTCATGGGCCATTGTGTTAGTCGTTATACGGATGATGTAGTTAATGGTAACTCTAGAATCTTTACGCTTCGTGATGCTAAAGGTAAGCCTCATGTAACAATAGAGACAAACCCTGCAAAAGGGATAGAAGAGACTGATGAGTCTCGTACTGATTATCATGATGTTGCTCAGATCAAAGGCAAAGGAAATGGAGAAGTATCGCCTAAGTATCGTGCAGAAGTGATTGATTTTCTTAATAATTCAGACCCTCATTCTGCATTAGTAGACGTAGAAGATCTTAGAAATATTAATGCAGTAGACATGAATGCCTCTCGAATTGGAAAAGGCGCTAGAATAGTAAACGCAATTAAGGCTGCCGATCCTGACTTACCTCGATTTATAAGCCAAGAAGAGTTTGATGCACTTGCTAGTCAGCATTACGTCGAAAAACCTCCAGAAGGCCACAAAGACGGTGGCTATATTCAGAAGTTTGACAAAGGCGGTTTAGCTAAGTCCCCTCAGCCAGGAGTTATCCCTTCAAGTTTCCCACCGATTACAGGTTCACAAAGAGACATGATTGAAGACCAATTATTTAATGCGCAAGCCTTGAATATAAGTGACCCTGCGTACATGGAAGGTGTAAAAGAAATAAAAACAAATGTGCCTTACCCAACAAAATTACCAGAATATGCTTCAAATGGTACAGCATCTGCATTTGTTGACCGTAAAAACCCTAGCATAGTGAATACAACGGGCGATTTTTATGGAAATATGAAACTTACACCGCACGTTTTAGGACATGAAGCTAGTCATACACAAGAAGCATTGCGCCCACAATCGCAAATGAGTATTTATAATAAGTTAAAACAGGAATTAATGCAACAAACTATAGAAAATAATTTTCAAAAAGCAAGAGATAAATACCCTGAGTTTAGACAATCAGGTTATTATGATAAGAATGATATTCCGTTTGATGAACGTCTTGCTGATTTCGCAGGAAATGAAGCTAGTCTTCCTAAAGGTCGACGATTAGTAGATACGCCATTTGGTAAAGAAGTGTTTAATACTCCAGCCTTACAGAATTATTATCATGCAGCTGTGCGCCCAATGGAGCAAAAAATGATGCCGCAAGATGAAGTTTCCCCAATGGATTTGTTAAGAATGAAATTTGAATTAATGATGAGGAAATAATAATGGCTGAGATGCCCATACCACAAGATTTTAATCGACATATTGCGCCTTTGTCTCAAGAAGAACCTAAAGATGACCCATCTATTTCTGAAATGTTCGAACACTCTGAAATAGAAGAACAAGAAGACGGTTCAGCAATTGTAAAAATGGATGACTTAAAAGGGCCTGAAGATACTCCTGACTTCTATGAAAATCTTGCCGACTCGATCGATGAGTGGGAACTTGATAAAGTTGCGCTTAAGTATGTTGAGCTAATTAATAAAGATAAGAATGCACGAGAAGAGCGTGATAAACAGTATGAAGAAGGAATTCGTAGAACAGGATTAGGGCATGATGCACCAGGCGGTGCTCAGTTTATGGGAGCATCTAAGGTAGTACATCCTGTCATGGCAGAAGCATGTATTGACTTTGCAGCTCGTGCAATTAAGGAACTATTTCCTCCAGATGGTCCGGTCAGAACCAAGATTGTTGGTGAAATGACCAAAGATAAAGTAGAGCGTGCAGATCGAAAACGCGACTACATGAACTGGCAACTTACTGAGCAAATTGAAGAGTATCGTGATGAGCAAGAACAGATGCTGACACAACTACCTTTAGGCGGCTCTCAGTATCTTAAAGTATGGTATGACGACCATAAGAAAAGACCTTGTATTGAGTTTGTACCGATTGACAATATTTATCTTCCTTTTGCGGCAGGTAACTTTTACACGGCACATCGAATTACTGAAGTGCAAGACATTACACAAGAAGAATATGACATTAGAGTTTCACAAGATCTGTACCGTGATCTAGGTGTCTATCGTGTTTCTGCTGAGCCTGATATGACAAAATCAGAAAAAGCAAATAACAAGATTGAAGGTAAAACTTCTGAAAGCACAAACGTTGACGGTGTAAGACGTGTATATCATATTTACACATGGCTTGAACTAGAAGAAGATAAAGTCACTAAAGGAGATCGTGCTCCTTATATTTTAATGATTGATGAGTCAGAAAGTGCAGTAGTTGGCTTATATCGTAACTGGGAGAATGGCGATGACACACTTACTAAACTTGACTGGGTTATCGAATTTAAATTTATACCTTGGAGAGGTGCTTATGCCGTGGGGCTTCCTCATCTCATTGGCGGTCTTTCTGCTGCTCTTACTGGCGCACTTCGTGCTTTATTGGATTCTGCGCACATCAATAATGCGCCTACCATGCTTAAGCTTAAAGGTGGTAAGATCTCAGGTCAGTCTCAGACAATTGATGTTACACAAGTAACAGAAATTGAAGGAGCACCAGGAGTTGATGATGTAAGAAAAATTGCAATGGCTGTTCCATTTAATCCTCCAAGTGCAATTCTTTTTCAACTTTTAGGTTGGTTAACAGATGCTGCGAAAGGTGTTGTGACCACTTCTGAAGAGAAAATTGCAGACGTCACTTCAAATGCACCAGTTGGCACCACTCAAGCACTTATTGAGCAAGGCGCCGCGGTCTTTTCATCAATTCATTCAAGACTACATGATTCTCAACGTAGAGTATTTAGAGTTATTACTCGATTAAACAAATGGTATTTAGACGAACAAAGAAAAAATGATATTATTAAGGATCTTCATGTTTCAGCTGAAGATTTTGAAACAAACAGTGATGTGATTCCTGTTTCTGACCCACATATTTTTGCAGAAAGTCAACGCTATGCTCAAATTCAAACTCTTTCCCAACGCGCTCAAGCAAATCCGGACCTTTATAACAGACTTGCAGTTGAAAAGCGTATCCTTAAGCAAATCAAGCTTCCAGACATTAATGAAGTATTGCCAGACCCTGCTCAAATCCAAGAAATGAACCCTGCGCTTGAGAATGTAGCAATGACGCTAGGAAAACCAGTTGGCGCATTTCCAAGTCAAGATCATTTGGCTCATTTCTTAACTCATTTACCTTATGCGATGGATCCATTGTACGGATCTAACCCGATTATGGCTCCAACACTTTTGCCGGCAATGCTAGAGCATTTAAAGCAACATTTAACACTATGGTACCTTACAGAAACAGACAGATATGCTTCAGATGCATTTGGAGAGCCGTATGATACGCATATTGTTAAGCCAATTATTAAAGAAGCTCAGCAAGTGATTGCAGTGGCTACACAGCATGTGCTGCAAGATGCAGGGCAAAAACTTACTCAACAGATTGGCCCTGCTATACAACAGATGTTGCAGTTAATGAAACAGATGCAAAGTCAGCAACAGCAGCCTACAGATCCTAATATTATGGCTCAAGTGAATGCTCTGACACAAACTTCAATGGCAGAAACACAGCGTAAAGCAGAACTTGATAAAGCTAACTTACAGCTAAAAGCGCAAGCACAGCAGCAAGATGCTCAAGAAAGTCATGATAAATTGGTTGCAGAACAACAAATCGAAGGCGCAAAAATCACTCACGATGTAAATATGTTAACAATTGAAAGACAGTTTGATGCACAACAGCAAATTGCTCAACATAATCAAGAGTTACAGCAACAACAGATGAAGCAAGTGGCAGAAGCACAACAAGCACAGCAAGAAGCAATGAAACAAGGCATTGCAAATGAAGGCGCAGCACAACAAGGTATACAACAACCTCAACAAGGAGAAGGAAATGTCTGAAGCAATTAATATGCATAAACGTATCGCAATGGGCGGTGAATCAGAAGCCAACCATCTTAAAAAAGGCGGCAAAGTAAAAAAGTATGCTAAAGGTGGTTCTGTAAGACCATTTTCTCATCAGCCAGATAGTCAGTTAATTGGTGCACTTCCTGAAAAAGGAATTGACAAACTGCCTGCAAAGGCAAATACGCCAAAGCTTACAAAGCCTATGCCGCATAGTGTTGCTACTATGAAAAAAGGCGGAGGAGCTAGAAAGATGTCAAATAGAGGC